TAATTTCAGGACTAGCACTAGTTATTTGTAGTTTACTATTTGTAATATTTACATCTCCTGCAAAAGTTGAACTTGTACCATTCATTGTAAGAACAGTAGCATTGTTAGTTCCTATTTCTAAATTTCCACTATAATGATTATATATATAAGCATTATCAGTACTAGAATTATTGTATAGTTTTAAACCACTTGATGCACCTGATGAAGAAGCAATAACTAAACCTGTAGTAGTTGTTGCATTTATTCTAACTGCACTCCCAAAAGTTCCTGTTCCTGCAACTAAAGTATTTCCATTTGTAGCATTTACTGTAAACTTATCTGTATTGATTGCTAAATCGCCAGGAAAAGCAACATTACCTGAAGTCGCATTAGCTGTGAATTTATTTGTGTTTACTGCAAAGTTTCCACCACTACTTAATAATTGAGATGTTGACAAACTTCCTGTTACAGAAATTGTGCTTCCTGATTCTGCCATTATAGAATCTGCAATTACATTTGTTGAACTAAACTTAGCAATGTTTCCTGCTGTTCCTGTTCCATCAACTTGAGTATGGTCTAATTTTTCCCATGTATTATTAGCACCTGCTATAACCCAATCTCCAACTGCCCAATTTGACAATCCATTTAATGATTGAGTTCCACCAACTGAAACCACATAATAATGACCCTGAGTTATAAAAGGAGAGTTGTCTATTGTATATTCTTGACCAGAAACCATGATGTCTGCATCAAGTGTTAATTGAGTGTTACTATCTACATTTGTCACTAGAGCTGTTGCTCCAGATGCTTGATTTATAACTTTGTCTCCATTTGTAACAGAGCTTGTAAAATTTTGACCTGACTGAATTAATTTATTTGTAGCTGTTCCTGTTGTAGTTCCTGAATCTGCTTCTCCACCACCACTAGCAAGAGTTGGACTATTTGTTGTAGCATTCCATGTTCCCATAAATCTAAGACCACCTGCCAAAGTATTAATCTGACTTTGTGCTTTTCCAAATGCCTGTAAAATAGAATCACTTGATAAAATATTTGAAGCTGTTGGTGATGCTAAACCTGTTAGCACTTTTCCTGTAACAGAATTGTTGTCTAATGTGACTGCACCAGATACATTTGAACTACCATCAAAGCTACTTATAGTAGCAGTCGCCTGACCAGTCAGAGAGATGTCTCTAGCAGTTTGTAGTGCTGTTGCTGATGCAGAGTTCACACTAATTGAACTTGGTAAACCTATTTGTAATTGCTGACTACTTGCTGTAGTTTCAACTTCATTAGTAGTTCCAATAACACTAAATGTCTGTGTATTAAGTGTTACATCTCCTGTTCCTGAATCTCCACTAAAATCTAAATCACTTGCAGCATCTAAATTATCTACATAAGATTTTGTAACTGCATCTTGTGCTTGTGTAGGGTCTGTTAAATTTGATATTCTTCCTGTTATTGAAACACCTGTGCTTGTTGTTGCAAGTTTTTCATTATTTGTGTGATATAATTTGGCTACATTTGCTGCACCACTAAAATACTTATTGCCTCCTGCTGTTGAAATTTCAACATTAGCACCCCATATTCTTAAATCTCCTGTTCCTGTATCAGAAATATAACTATTTGAGCTATCATGATAGATTTCTAATCCATCACTAGATGTTCCATAAATACTTTTTACATTATCATTATGGATAGTATTTCCTGTCATAGTTCCTCCTGCCAATGGCAAGAATGACCCACCACTTCCTGTAATACTTCCTGTGACTTCTAAATCTCCTGTTACTTTTGCACCACCTGTTAGAGTTTCTAATTTTTTATTGTTGTCATACATTAACTCTACACCACCATCTTTAATCATTTTTGCATGAAAATCATTAGTATCAGAAAGAAATTGTATTTCAGAATTACTTTTTATTCTTAACTGACCATTACCTGAATCTTCTATATAAGAATGTGAGCCATCATGGTATATTTCTAAATCTGGTCCTGCACCAAATCTTGCCTTTGCATTATCTGCAAAATCTATATTTCCTGCTATCCCAACATTTCCACTCAATGCAGGGTTTGTTACTATTCCAATTTGTAAAGTATTTCCACCTGCTGAGGTTACTGTTGTTTCAATCTCATTGGCTGTTCCTAAAATGATAAATGCTTCACTATCTAAATCAACATCTCCTGCAACACTTGCATCATCCCCTCTAAAATCTAAATCTTGAGCAGTAACATGAGTTTCAACAAAATCTTTTACTGCCTTACTTGTAGGAATAGATGTGTCATTGTTGTTATTAGTAATTCCATCTGCAGAATCTACAAACTTTGTAATTACAATGTTTTCTCCTGTATCTTTTAATGAGCCAAATTCTAAAATTGAATTGACTTTAAAATCTCCTGCATTATTAACAAACAAACCTGTTGAATTTCCAGATCCATCAGTTAATTCTTTTAATGTTGCAGAAATAGCAGCATTATCAGTTGTCTTAATTAAGCCAACATAGGTATCTGATATTCGTGTGTTAAATAGTGTCGCCATCTTTTTTTGTTTTATTTTCTTCTATTTTTTTTAAAAATATTTTTAATTTCTTCAAATTTTTTTCCTTTGGTTTTGATTTCCATGTACTTCCTTTATAACTCATAAAACCCATCCATTAAATGTTGCATCTTGAGATGGATATATATCATCATTTGAATTAGATACATATTTTGGAAATTGACTTTGATTAAAAGCCATATAATCAATAAATCTTCTAGAATACCATTCAGCATTTGTTCTTGCTTTTTCTACTAGAAAATCCACCTCGTTTTTACTTACTGTTTCTGATGTTTCACTTAAATGTTTGTAAACCCCTCCATTACGAATTTGGTAAGCAGCAAATGGAATATATTCCACCTGAGCAAACCAGATTAGCATTGGTTGGATGTAGTCTTGTAATAATGTTTTGTATTTAGCATTTGCAGGTTGATCAATAGTTGGCATCAATCCAATCAATTCATTATATAACTCAGTTCCCATATAATTCTGTATATGTATTTCCTGTGCGATTTTTAGAAATTGAATGAATTTGTTCGTGTCAACATTGCCATCAATGATGCTATTCCTAACTAAATCTGTTCTATTTATAAATAATTGTGTCGCCATAATTTATTTCTTTGGATATGCCCCCCTGCCTGGCAATTTATCTGTTGCAATTTCACTTTGTCTTGTTCCTCTAGGATTTTTAATATAAGATCTAGGAATTGTTCCTGTTCTTTTATAGTTGTCTATGTTAGAACTTTCATATTTTCCTTTTTTTAATCTAAACAAAACTCTTTCCCAAACATGTTGGCAATAAATTCCTCCTTTTAATTTAAAAATGTCGTATCTTATATTAGGTCTGTGTCTAAATTGAACATTTACAGATTCAAAATTTGATGCTCTATCAATATCTTCTATCCTCCAAACCAAACCAGATTTTCTGTTTCCACTCAATCGCATCATTTCTCTGCAAAAATCTCTTGACTTTGATGTTGTACTATAACCTTTTCCATTAGCATATCTGTAACGAATCTTATATAGCCCATTTTTGCTATCTAAGTAACTAAATGCTGATCCATCTCTTGTGCTACCTACATTATCCTCACTTGCACCTTTAAGACCCACAAAATCCCTTATTTTAGATAAAGTAGATTTCTTAGGTTGGATTAAATATTCAGCATAATCCTCTGCACTAATTTTTTCATCTTTTAAAACAGCGACTTCTTCATATAATTCATCAACAGGTCTGCCTGTTATAGCTAAACTACCAACAACATTTTTTGCATCTGATTCACATAATTCAGTAGCTAATGGCACACAGTTTGGAACTTCTTTTCCATCTTTTTTCTTTGTACCAATTTGTTCATAGCCATCCCAACATGGTGCTTTCAATTCCTGATCATGATTCTCGCATGGCATATAATAAGTAACACCCTCAACCTCATGCTCATGATACCCCTCGCAACCCATTTCTTTTGCTTTTTCTATTGCTTCTTCTTTTGTATCATATGCTTTTTTTCCATCAATCATTTTTAAATCAACTCTAAACTCATATCCTGTTTCTTCTTCAATATCTTCCTGATCCTGAACTTTGGAATCAACCTCAGTAAATTCTAATGGTTGTAATGTTGTAAAATAGAGGTTTAAGGCAATATCATTGTATGCTAATATCTGATCAAAGCAATCAATTAATAATTCTTGAAAAGGTCTAATAACTGTATTATCCATTAATAAACTAGCTGTCTTTATTTCATCTGCATTATTTCCTAATCCTGATTGATCCTTAATACCTAAAAGCATAGGCGATACAATTCTATGAGCCACCATAATTTTTTTAGTGGATTCTTCACTTAGGAATTGGTATTGTTGATGAGCATCTGAAAGCTGTACAGGTGTTATATCTGCTGCTGCTTCTTTATTGTCATTAAAGGCAAGTATGAATTTTCCAGCATTACTCGTGCCAGAAAATTTCTGTGCTATTTTTTGTTCCAATAATTGTCTTTCTTCCTGATTTGGAGTACCATTGTTAAAGTTAATTAACATACTAGGTGCTAAACCATTCATTATATTATTTAAATGATAGTTAGAAATCTCCTCCTCTAATTCAGCATATTGTAAGCCACCCTGATAATCAACAGGTGCATAGTAATAAAATCCTGCCTTATAAGGTTTAATGTAATAAATCTCTATTGGCTCTTTTGACATACCAAAAGCAGGTATTCTTTTTGGAACTTCATTAGGTTTTAACTTAGCCCAATCTTTATAATAATAATATGCAGGAATTTGACCATCTTCATCTGCTTTCGCTGCTCTCAATGTCTCAACAGGTATATGTTCTAATTTAACAATCTTAGATCTGTTCTTATTATATATGACCTGCACAGAGCATTGCCCCATTAACTTTAAATCATAACATAATTTTCTAACGCAATCTTTTTTAAACAAAGAAATCATCTGTGCATATTCCTCTGGTTTCCTAGATGAATCAGTTGCATTTAATCCTTTGCCATATATCTGCTGACTTATGCCATTTATTGCAGCATTGTTTGTTGGACTTCCATTATATCTGTCAATTAAAAACTGAAAATAATTATTATCAGCACCATAATCCACCCAATCCCTATTATTTACTTCTACGATCTCTGGAGATGTATATGTGCTTAAATTGACAAAACTATATTCAGAGTTATGTCTAACAAATTGTCCTTTTTTATTTCTTTTTAAATTTTTTTTCATGATGTTACAATATAATCATTATTATAAGCAGTCGTAGTTACAAACTGACCTTTATTCATATCATAATATTTATCAACCTTTTGATCAATGGTTTCATCTGTGCAAAATATTCTGTCTTTATAAAATACATTTATAAAATCACTTGCATCATTCCATAATCTTGTATAATTCTGCCATAAACTAAAATTCTGATTCCAGAAAGCATAATTAGAAAACAATTCTAAATCGTAAAAATGATTTACAACTAGCAGAGGATTAAAAGATTGCGACCATGTTAAATAATTTCCTGATGTACTCGCACCACTTATACTAACTTCTGTTCTAACATTAGTTGAATCATCTGTATAAGCCACCTGAAATGCACTTTCATATATTCTAGGAATAACTTTTAATGTTTGAGGTGTATTTGTATTAAGTACAATCATACTTATATAACGAAAATAAAATGTTTATTTGTAAAAATAAAAAAAGCACCCATATAGAGTGCTTCTTTTTTTAGATTAATTAGAATGAATTTCTAATTAGGTACGATTTGAGTAGCTGATCCTGTTACAACTCCTGCATCTACAAAATAAGGTGCAGTTTCTTCAAGACCCTCCATTACTAAGGTAAATCCTGAAAGGTCACCTGCAGCTGCTCCAGTTACAATTGTGCCCCCAGTTACCTCCATGCCATTTTCATAGCCACAAAGGAATTGATTTCCATAGTAATCTTCTACAACAATCACAGGTCTTGAGACTGCAATTAATTGTAATTCATTTTTAGTTAAATTATCTAAATAAGTTAAAGTCATATTTAGAGTTTGTGTATAAAAAGTAGTTCCATTATCTCTAGAACTAGTAATAGTTGTTTCCAAAGATGAATTTCCTTTTAAATCAAATTCAAACCAAGTAGGCGATCCTGAGAAAGCTGAAATGGTTTGGTCTGCATCAACAGTTGCAGTGACAGGAAAATCTGCCATATAAACTGTTTTAATGCCACCAAATGCTGATTTGCAAGGTACTTTTCTTCCTGTAGTTAATGAGCATGCCATAGTATTATATTTTTATTTAAAAAAAAAGGTAAGTAAGTAAAATCTCACTTACCTTAATTTTAGGTTAATTTAATTTATTAAGAATAGTAAACTAGATCCTCAGAAATGCCATACTGCACTCCTGCTGAAAATCTCATTACAAATCTTACATTTTGCGATCCATCAATGTCTTGCATGTCTATAACTTTCACTTCATTCATGTTATTTAACAATCCTGTGCCAAAGTATAAATTGCTTCTTTGAGCAGCAAACATTTTGTCATCTGTCATTCCTGGGCAAACAAAAATCTTGACACCATTAACTGATAATGATCCATTGTTCCACCATTGTGTTCCCTGTGCATTCACACCATTAGCACCTAAACCATTTGCAGCAAACCCACCTAGAGCTTGTACATAATGCTTAGCTACTGCACTTGGAATGTAGATAAATAAATCTTCTTTTCCATAAAGAGCAGATGGAATTGCATCAACAACTCTTGAAAGTTCTGCGATAACATTCCCTGCATTGATTCCACCACCAACAGCAGCTAAATCTTGACCTGCAGGAATATTTCCATCAGCAGTCATTAATGTTTCAAATCCATCATATTCTCCTGCATTTGCATTTACTCCAGAAAAGATAGTTTGTTCTGTTTTCTGAGCAACTTGATTTGCTACATGAGCAATCATAAAGTCGCTAAATTTAGGAGGTAAAGTTCTACCCATACCATAGCCCATTGACTGAGCTTCCCAATCATTTATAAAATCTTTCTTACATAATTGAAGGTTTACTTGTAACTCCTCTGGCTGAATTATTCTTTCAGTTAGAGATACACTAGAATTTGGATTAAAGTCACAGCTAGCATCTGATACTACTGCACCTGTATCCAACCTCTTGATTACTTCTTTGTAAGCAATATTTGGTTTTACTGTTAGACCTCCATCATCAATAGTGGAAGCACTTAATAAAGCTGCAGCTATATATTCACCTGCGAACTCACCTGCATAGGTTGTCGTGATATTAGTTGCAGTTGCTAATTCAATTTTTCTATTATTCATTTTATTTAATTTTTAAATTTTAATTTATTACGCTTCAAATGCCCAAATTCCCTGAGATCCACAAATTGCCCACTCAGTAGAAGATACTGCACATAATTCAACCCAATCTCCTTTTTTAGAAGTTCCTGCTGTATTTACAATATGCTTTCCATTTGCTCCTGCACCATTACTAGCTGCTGAAACTACTGAATCAGCCAAAGTGAATGATCCAATAATTTTATTATTAGCATGAGGATCTAGTGTTAAACCATGACTTCCTCCTGTTCCTAAGTTTCTAAATCTATAAGATAAACCTACATAATTAGAATTTAATTCAGGTAAAGTGTGAGTATGTGACCCACCACTTGAATTTTGATCTGCACCTGCAACTGAAACTGAGATGGCTTTGTTACCAACTAAAGATTCTTGTACAGGTCTGTTTCTGTTTACATCATTTGATGAATATTTAAATGTGCTCATTTTTATTAATTTATTTTGTTATTTAATTTATTTAAAACTCTATCTAAAGTTGTTTTATATTGTCCTTTAGCGAAAACTTTTTGTTTGATTTCTCCAAAAGATGCTTCAGGGCTATGTTTAATTGGCTCAACAGCAGCTTCAGATAATTCTTCTTTTGAAAATTCTTCTTTAATTGTTCTGGATTTAGGTTGTCTATTGACTTCATTTTCCATTTCAACTTCTTCTTCTTCTTCCATTTTATTTTCCTTATCTCTTTTTAGATCTGAAATAGCATCTTCAAGATTTTTAATCCTTTTCTCCATGCCTTTCCAATCTCCAACTGCAGCTTCTTCATCCATTTCTTCTTCATCTTTCTTTTCTTCTAAATCTTCTGTTTCTTCTTTTTTGTAACCATCTTCATCTTTTTCTTTTCCTGCATCTTCTTTAGCAGGTACTCCATCTGATGGGTCTCTCATATCAGCAATAATGCCTTCTTCTTCAACAACAATCAATTTGCCATCTTCTGTCATATATTCGCCAACAGGCATAGCAACCTTTTCATCATCTGTTTTAATAAATATCTCTTTTCCTTTTTCAAAAGAGTCAGCTTCTATAAGTGTGCCATTTTCTAACTTTTGTTCTTCAAGTTTTACTTCAAGATTTAAAAGTGTTTTTATTTGATTTATCATTTCTTGATTTTTCATAA